AATTCTTTTTTCTTTTAGGCCACCCACTTTCGGATGCATCGGTTTTATACCCACCCAGTTCAAACCCTTCTAAAAAGTGATTTAAAGCGGTATTGGGTAGAATTTTCGCAAGACGAAGTTTTGTTGCGTGAAATCCTTTAGCATTACCCTCGAGAAAACCGAAATTACCTAGCTTTTTCATGCACTACTTTGTTTTCTTGACCCTCTATTGGTTTATCGTGTTTTATTTTATTGGTGAGAATACTCATAGGAATTTTCTCAAATGCTTTACACGAAATATCAGCATTTTCCCTATAGAAATGTTTACACGTGTTGCACTGCGTAAAAACCGGCTCAAAATCTTTGCTTAATGGTGAATCATTGTTTGACATACTCAAATATGTATTTATCTCTGTTTACTGTTATGCGTTCTTTTTCTACAAATCTTAATACTGTATCGGGCATCAGTAGTATTTCTTCCTCCCCTTTGAACCGCGAAAAACTTTTTATGGCGTAGCCTTCAGCATTTTTTATTTCAATCAAAGCACCTTCCGCAGCACCTGAGAAGTCTAAACCAACCTTTATAGTTTGTGTAGTACTCATAAAGCCGGGTTCGACAAATACATCTCCGGGTTTTAGCGATTCAAACTTAGCCAATAAATCGTTACGTTTATTAAACTCCAACCCACGGTAGGAAGTACCTACAAATTTAGGTGCTTTCTTGTACAAATCGGTAGTTTTATTGGCTAAATCTTTTGCGATCATTTCCAGTGTTTTCTTTGGCGGTTTACCACCACCAACAAGAACCGGAACACCGTTAACATCTATGATAGTTCGAACGTCACCGCTATTTTTTAATGTGCCCCGTAGGTAATTACTCATAATAACATCCCCATAGGTTGTGTACTGCCGTAGTATTTTACGGTCAACTTCACCCAAAGTAAGATACCAGTCGTTAACTTCTTCTACAGCATGGGTATAGTCAGTAACGATTTTTTGCGGAATCGGTGAGGTTACACCCTGTATTGGTGGTGTAACGAACCCGAAATTGGTTTTGCGTTCTTCGGTGAAATACGTACGTACCTTTGGCGGTAGTGTATTGGCATTAAAATAATCATGACTTTGCGAAAATATCTCACCTCGTTTGCCCGGATTAAATTGAAATATATCAGGAATACCTTCAGTAAGTTCTTTTAGCTTATCCTCTGAAAGTGGTGTTTCTTCGGCTTCAAATTCTGCTAATTTTATTACCCTGCATCTACAATTCCAACCGTTGCACGGCATGAAAGTATCCCAAAAAGGATCATCTACCGGCTTCACTATGTTATGCAGTTTTGCATGGTCTTCCCGTACCCTACCATCATGTACTGTTTTGTACTGAAGAAGTGGGAATATGTCTTTATCCGCTTCGTATTCTACCCAGTCAGCAGCAGAAAAAGCGGAATTTATAGCGGTGTTGTACTCAGCTTGTAAATAACGTTCGTTGTAATTCGTGTAAACGGTCATTACTTCATTCTTGAACACATTAAAAGGCTTTTTATAGCCCTGTGAATCGAAAAGAAGTTGCTGCATATCATAAGTTTCTTTGAACGTCTTACAGCCGGAAAAAGAGCTGATATTATTGCCTAGCTTAGTGAGTACATCGTGTGCCGGTGTTTCAAATTCGGGTATTCCAAAACCTTTAGTCACACCATCCATTAACTCGAGATAAGTGGCGGCAAAAAGATTTTGCGGCAAGCGCAAGATGCTCACCGTACCATTATACAAACCTGTTACCAGTTCCTCTATTTCCTTATCTGTTATCATATGTACTCAGTCCAGCCAAAGCGTTTTTTTCTACCGTGTACGGCTTCTTTTTCCATTGGGTTGTGTCTATATCCATAACGCAAGTGAAAGTACAAATATACAAGTAAAAAGCCAATGAAAAGCAATTCTTTTTGTTGTTTGTGGTGTACTCTTTCATGCGCAATCATTCTTTCCCACCGTCCTACCGCTTTTGAGTATTCCAGACCTTTGCTCAAAAGTTTAAATACGTACGTACCTTTTGGCTCAGATACGAAAATAAAAGGATACAAAGCCATAGCCTTGTACCCGTTCGGAATTATTGATGGGAAAACTACTATCATACATCCAAAGGTATAATGTGATTAAAGAAATACTTGTACCCAGTTAACGCTGGGTTTTCCAGTTTAACTGCGCCTGTTTCATCTATGGCCAAAATGTTTGTACTTACGCCACCGCCAGTATCACCAATAAACGGGAATCTGTAAACAGTACTCGCTGGTAGTGTGTTAACATCGCTAGGACGATAACCGGCAGGTAAAGTGAATAAAAGATCGTCACCCGTTTTATCCGCTAAAAGTACCATAGCACCTTGAATAAACAAGTTCCCTTCTTTGGTTTTTTTGTACCAAACACCAAAATCTGCTTCGCCGGTAGAATGCGCAAAACCTGATTCAAACGTAGGTTGTACCCACGTATCGTAAGTCAGTTCTAATGCCAGTTTTATTTTGTCTATTAGCGTAGTTACTATACGAGCATTCAACTCAGTAGTTCCGGCAGCACCGGCACTCACCACACCACGGTTTTTTTGATAAGTTTGTACAGATGCACCCGCTTTCGTAACACGGTTTCCTGTAGTATCGAACGTAGTTACCTTGGTATACTTGAAATCAGCACCGTCGTTTAAAAACGTTTGTGCTTCAACTTGTAAAACCTCACCATTCAAGTAAATATACCCATCGGTAACAGCCAATGAAACACCGGGTGTATAGGTAGGTACACAACCGCTGATCACAAAGTTCGTGTTGGTATCAATAGCGAAGCTATTCAGTAGATTGTTCAAAGCACCACGGTACGCATAGTCATTCCAACGTATATCATCGTGAAATAAGTCCAGACCACCGGTAAAAGTATTGATAAATTTATTCATAATTCCTTTATTTTATAAGTCAAAAGCCAAGTCGAACTGCGTTCCTGATTGCCTATATTGCACCACCGTTGCTCGGATACGATCTTCGAGAGTAGATAAAGCGGCGGGTAAATGTACTGTGTAATTTATTTGGTTCAGCACATCGTTTTGTTGGTAGAAGTAAGCGTGTAAAGATTCACTAATCTGATACGTAAAAGACGTTCGCTGTTCGCTTATCTGACTAAGTACCGGGTTACGGTCAATGATGTGCTTTTCTACATACGTAGCCTCTGAATTATCGTACAACGTCCACAACCTTTTTTGCAAGTAAATTACCCTACTATCATAAAGCAAAGTATCACGAACCTCATCCACTTGCGAAGTAAAAAGTGAGTTAACATACGAAATCGGGTTAATCCACGATAGCATGAAATCTACCCATGTTGCACCACGAATAAACCACGGCCAAAGTCCGGCAAAAAGTTTTGCGTAATCTATATCATACACTCGCATAATACGTTATATTATAAGGGTTTACAGGGTCTTCGATTAAATAACCGGCATAAGGTACATAACTCCGACTCGAGGTAATAAGCAAATCTGTATACGCAAGCGAAGTAGCTGCTTTTACGTTACCTACGGTCACCACAAAGTTAGTCACACCTGATATACTATTCATGTAATTGTATAGCTCAAACAGTGAGAAAACACCGTTAAAATTCAAGTTTGCTAAGTAGCTGTTCAAAGCATCTTCTACCACCAGTGAAGCATCAGCAACGCTAGTACCATCCAAATTTATTAACAGAGGATTTACATAACAATTCGCCTCTAACCACAGCTGGTCACCATCGGTACTTATCACGTTTATTTCCGTGCCGGCAAATCCGATTTCATTTGCGTATGCCGTAAATGCTGATAACTCACCTGCTGAAAGTTTTGTTGGTGTTGTACCTTTTGCCACTTTAAGATTCAGCACATTTCCAACGGTTTCGGCGGCGGAAAAAGTTACTATTTTCTTGGTGGCATCATCCGTAGCGTATACGAATTGAGAGCCGTTCCACGTGAGAGCGTCACCAAGTTGAAATTCTTTCGCCTGATCTATATACCACTGGTCTGTTCCCGCAATTAGGGTAGGTCTAAGGGCTTCAAGTTCTTCAATGAAAAGACCATAATACACTTCTTGAATGTGTATACCAACGGCAACAACGTACAAAAGCATACGCCACACGGCAGCCTTGCTAGTGGTGTTTAAATCTCGCAAAAAAGTGGTATACGTATCACCAACTGGTGCTAAACCGCTAAGTGTACTGAAGGTTTCCTTCTCGGAAATAAGTGCGTTGTAAATAACTGCTATTGTGCGTGCCATACATCTGTTGCTTTTATGCCATGTGTACGTAAATAATTTTCCACATCAGCAGGTTTAAAAATTTTCGGGTCAAACTTGTAGGCTCTAGGCGTTGCTACACCGTCTTTCATTACCGTTAACATACTAATACCCATCCCAAGGCTTTTTTTACGCATCGTCCCCGGCATATAATCTTCTACATCCATGATAGCGGTAGTTTCTTCCGGTTCTTCGATTTCAGTCAGTTCAACTTCTTCAACGTGTTCAACTTCTACCCCAGTCCATTTTTCTACATATTCGGCAGGTATTTTATACCCGGAATTAGTCAATATTTGGATGATGTTTACCTTCTCAAGAGTAGACACGTTGTCGGATGAATCCCAGTAGAAACGTGTACCCATCGGCACGATTCCCAAACCAACGAGTTTAGGAATAAGTGTATCGTTTATCAGGTATTGAATGTACTTTTTATCGCTTTTCGCAAGTGAACCTAGCACATCAGCGTGTACCAGTGATGATCCACTGTATGCTTTCTCATCTGTAGTACCGGTCTGACGAAGCATTATTTTTGCTATCTGACTATCGCAATAATCAATAAGTTTTGCATACACTTGAAAACCCTCACGTCCGGGTAGTTGGTTTATTTCAAACCTGTCATCCATGTGAAAAATAGCATAGGTACTACCTATCATATTTTCGAGCATATCTTGTGCGTGTTTTACTCTCTCAGGGTCATCTATATCGGTATGTATTGCACGAAGTGGCATACCAAATCTATCAGCATATTCAGACCATGCACCCAACACTTTTTTCCATAAGTAATACGGTGCTACAGCGTTGAAAATACCTAAGTCATGCTGAGAATTATATACCGGTATCGTCAGAGGTTCGTACTCGTTACCTACGTATGTCACTAAGTTTCCAGAACTCACGCCCCCGGTTGCTAGTTTCTTTACGGCATCGTATTCCACTGCCACGTTTTCATCCGGTACGCATGAAATTTTCAAAGGGTTTATGCTATCAATTTGAACGATTTTTGCGCCCCAGAAAAATGATTCTACACTGTATTTCAGAAAGTCAAAAAACCAACGTTGCTCAAACAAATTTTGCGCCCCATCGTTTTGTTCGTCACCGACGTAGATAGAAAAATCGCTCAAAGTGATGTTATCAGTACGAGAACCTGTGGTAGCAATTACCTGACCATCATCTTTTATTTCCTTGTACAATTCGTATAAATCAAACCTATCATACCCGGTTTTGTTCTCGGCCATATCCACACCATTACGCCATGATGCTATATCTTGACGCAACCTAGACAATGGTAAACTTACAACGTTATCACCAATTCTACGCTTTGGCTTTTTTTCCGGTGCTGCGGGTTCAACCACGAACACACTTTTTATTCTGCTTAGTAAACTCATATTACCAGTTGTATTTGCTTTTAGGGCTAATGCCCCAGTGTATTCTTTGCCCTTTTGCTTCTTGTTTCTCGTATGAAGGTAGATCTATAGTGGTATCACCTTTTGCGAAACTTTTTAGCAGGTCTAAGGCTTCGCTGTAATCATCCACACGCATCTGCGGTATGTTTCTCGGGTTAATCACTTTGTGCAATTCATATACGCACATTTTAACCATTAACCGCTTTACAAGTGGATTTCTGTTATCACCTTTTGTGAAATACCCGGTACTGGTAGCGTCAAATTCCGCTAAATCTGCGATTGCTTTTGTAATGGTTACATAACCAGTAAATTCAATTTCAGCATTTATGCCGGGAAAAACAAGGCGGCGAGAGGGTATGGCCAGTGGCCTTTCATCGTACTCAATTTCACATACGTAATCAGTACCACCGGTACGGTCTGCGCTGCTCAGGTAAATTCTAAGCCTATCATCCTCACGCTTGAAGTACAAAGTTTGTGCAGGTCTCCAACCTTCTAATTCTAAGATAACGTTATCCACGGTAACAGAAAAAGCGGCGGTAGGTAAATTTCCGGTAGTATCACGATTCGCATAAAACAGTGCTTTATCCTCACATACCAAAACCCAATGAGTAACAACCGTAGGTAAATTTCCAGTGCTATTTTGTATACATTCGTAGATATTGGCAGTGTACGAAACTCGGTCACCAATTACGTATGTTGTGGTATTCACATAAGCATCTTCGGTATACTCTACCAGTGAGTTTTCGTGGTAGACATCTGCAATATCGAAGGGTAAAATTTCGGGAAAAGACCGCTTTAAATCGTACCTATGGCGAAGATAAACCTCCATCTGTTCACGTACAGCAAGTTCAACCTCAGAACGAATGTACTGGTCACCCTTTAGGATATCAGTTAAATCCGTTTGCCTTATCACGTTGCTATAATCCTCTATTCTTAAGTAACCCATGATGCAAATTAAATTTGCTCAAATTTAATCTAAAGTTTAGCTGATTGCCAAAATTTTACGAAAAATAAAAAATACCGGACGTTTATTCCGGTATTTTTTATTTTATGAACGTTCGTAAATATCATTTTCGCCAAGCCAGTATTCCTTGTCCGCTTTTATCACTTTAGCGCGAGTCCACCAACTTGCCATAGGTTGTTCGTTTACCAGTTCGCAGTACAATTCTGCGGCTTCTTCGCCATCAAAGAATTTAACTTTTGCGGTGTAAACCTCGCTATGTTTACCGCTTGTTTCGAGCACGATTATTTTTTCTACCCACGTTACTTCGTACATCTGTTTTCCGCTACTGGGGTCTCTCCACAAAGCAAGAAGTTTAATGTGGGCTGCTTTATTCCTGTAACCGTAGTAGGTTACGCTTTGGTGTATTCGCATCCCGACTTTTTTGTATCCATCAGTTTTTAAATGCTGCTCAGCAGCTATAAGCGTATCGAACAATATTGAATTTTCCGTATACGTAAGGGGCTTTCGCCCCGGTTTTTAATTTTCTTTTACTATTGTCCAGAGATTCTGAGTTTTTGTATGCTGGGTAAAAAAATCTTTTTCGTAGGTATCTAAGTTCAAAACTTCTGTCCACTTACCAAATCTATTCTCGTACTGGCGAAGCACTACGAAATTGGTATCATCCGCTACCACGTTATTACGATAATTTATAACAGTGCCTTGTGTAAGTTCCCCGAATGTTTTTACTTTGTTTTCCATTGTGTTTTTTTGTTTTGTTATACAACAAAGACAATAAATGATTTGTTAATAAGTTGTTAATACTCAATAAATTATAAAAGGAAACTTTGTTAATGATTTGTTAAAATCTACAAGAAATTAACAAGTTTTTAACAAAGTTTCCTAAAATTGTAAATAAGCTGTTAAAATTTCTTACTTATACGTGTAGGCATCCGGCGAAGTATTCTGTCCATCTGCTCACTTTCTTGTATTTCGGTATTTTTATTTTTAGCTTTTTTCAAAAATGCGTTGTATTCATGTCTGAAATATTCCAGTAAGAAGTAATCATCCGCATCCGAGAAGTGACCCCACCGCTGGTAGCTTACCTTTGTTAATGGATCGGTGTACATTTCTTTGCGCTTTTTACCCTCGTTATCCTCTTTGAGAAATTCGTAATCTTCGATACTTTTCCGGCACGATTCATCTATGAGTAAGTCAATGCCGAATATTTTATCCCGCAAAATTGCATTCACAAAACTACCCCGATGTACGACATCCGGGTTCTGTAATGGTATTCGCATCACCGGTTTCCACTCGTACAGCTCACGCCTTACAATGGTAAAGAAGTTTTCATTTAATCGCTGCTTGCTATCACGTTTTAAGCTCGTAGCATCACCGTAGATAAACACCCCGGCTTTATGTCCGCCATATTTTACACCCAGTTCTTTACATAGCTCAAAAATATTATTCCTAGGTGGTTCCATCGGTACTTCTGCAATCTTGCGTACACGTTTTCCCATCGTCTGCCATACACCGGCAGGTTGGTATGGTACTACGTTTTCATCGAATGTTATATGAAGTGGTAACGCCGGATCGTACTCACACGTACCAACGTGTTTTTCACGGTTAAAATCTTTGTAGAACTCACCACCCGATGCTGAGAACGGGTAGCTGTAAATAAACATATCTACGAACGCTTTTCCCATGCTTTCAGCAAGCGAAGGTATGTAACTACTCGGCAGGTTCTTTTCATTCGTGTACGTGCTTGCAATCATGATTTGCTGATGGTCTGTTACCTGATGGTAATAATGCGGTGGTGAAAAAAGGCGGGGCTTAATGTCCTCTGGTCTTAGGTCTGAGATGTGGAAAAACGCATTTAACCATGGTTCTTTTGCCGGTGCGGTGAATACGTACAGAGGGTTAATAGGATAGTCAGTTATGGTTTTTGAGAATGGGCTATAATCTCCCGCTTTTTTATCCCGTTCCATGATATGATTTTCTTTCAAATACACACCGTGCTGACGAAGTCGGGAAATAATAACCCCCAATGCTTCGCTTCTCGTATCTTTCGTTTCATCCAACATAGCCCACCCGACCTCCATACCATCCAACGCCTTGTAATTTTCCAGTGTACCTTTGAAAACTATAGCACCGTTAATGAAACTTATTACATTCGAATAATCATCCAAGCGATATTTCGAACGCTTAAAATGCCGGGGCGGAATCTTACCCATTACGTACTGACCCTTTGGGTTGTTTTCGCTGTACTCACCAACACCATTTTCTTCCCATACCTGATAAACCCGGAATAACGTTGAACGTGTTAACTGCGAAAAAGTATTTGCGGCAATGAGTCCAATAATTTCTGGAAAATTAGAAATGAAATACAAACTAAGATCACCCATGCTTCGGGTTTTTCCTGAGCCATAACCTGCCATGAATAAGTTAATCGGACGTACGGTAGAGGTGAAATAATATTGCGGTGAAGTGAGCATACAACGGGTATTTACCGCAAATATAGAAATAAAAAAGCTACTCATTTACTAAATAGCTTTTAAAACTTCATTTCGTGTGTAACCAGACTCGCACATCGCTTTGCATATCCACGGTAATGCCTAACCACGTTTTACAACTTTTACACAGCTTTTTTATTACACCAGACTTGCTTTTGTCTAGTTGCTTGTAGTAATCCTTTTCAGTATGCAAAAAATCGCATTTAGGGCATTTAAAATCGCTATTGCCTAAAGTGATTGTACCACCCGGTACTATTATGGTTTCCATAGTCCTAATTCTTTTAGGTTTTTTGATACACCCACGAAAGCATTTGCGTGTCGCCATGCTTCTTCTGCTACCGTTTGGTAGAAAAATTTTGTGCGGGCTTCCGGGTCTTTTACCTGTTTACGAATTTCACCTTCTATGTGGTCTAAATACGCTTGGTTACTCAGTATTGCGTTGTGCATTTTCTCAGCTACGGAAAATACATGTTGTACGTAAGCATCTGCTGTTTGTTCTTCTTTCATTTTTTATGCGTTTTAGTATAAATCTTCACTTGTTAATCCTATGTTATTCGTGGGACAACCTTTATTTGGTCCGGTAATTTGATCAGCACTGTAGGCAATATGATACGCCTCTTTTCGGTTTACGAACC